TTGGTAGAACACCCAAATCAAATAAACCAGTGACGTTATTACTAATCGTGACTGTTTCATCCTTGAATGTGTCCAACTGAACTCCATTGGCAACAATTCTAAATGTAAAACTCTTTGATGAATTAACGCCCATATTATAATATCAGTTTGTATGATTGTCCATATTGAAAATCAAATTGGTATTGTATCAACTTATCAACTACCCCTGTCTTAAAGGTCACATTTGATGTTGTAATAGTTAATGGTCTTAAATCTCCTTGTGTTTCATCATAAATCCAATATATTTCATCACTCATTAGTAATTGCTTGAATATATCATTATAACTCTCACTTACATAATCTGTATTAACTACTAATCTTTGTTCAGCATCTACGGTATAATTCTGTATTGAAGTTTCGTATTGTTGGTATTGTAAAGATGTGCCACCCCAAGAACCTAATTGTGGTTGGTAGGTTGAAGTTGAAGTAGAAAATGATTGTCTTGATACTAACTGAAAGTTAAAGTAATCATATGCACCAAATCTATTCTTCCACTTAATTCTTACATTATCGTATTTTTTCTTACAATCTTGTATAAAAGTAATTGGTGTCTTTAATGGAGTATTCACATTATATGCCTGAACTGAAAACCATTCAGGTGATACAAATGGAAAATCACTTTCTTCCGGTCCAATTGGATATGTCACTATTGCCTCAGTAGAATCAGTAGTAGTAGAAACATTTATAAAAACATTACCCTCATCTGATGAATACTTTATTCGTGTTGGTGTTGAGGTTCCAGCACCTCCTACAAATATAGATTGTCTACCACCATTCTCTTCTAAATAAGATTGTGTCACCGGTCCATCTGTCATTAGTGGCCAGTGTGGAGTTAAATTGTATATCTCTTCTCCAATCTGTTCTCCAAATAACTGGTACCCATCTAATCCACCATATGCTGATGAAGATATATGTGATGATGTCACAAAGGTAGAACCAGATAAGTGTCTTGTATAAACCTCAAAATCAAACCATTGCATGGATGATGAGTTTGCTTCTAATACTGATTGTAATGTTGAATTGACAATTCTACCAACATCAAATATACCCACTCCACTTTCGTTAGGGTATTTCTCTAATGTATAGTTGGCAGTGGTTGGTCTACTTGCTTGTGAACCAGTCCAATACCTTAACTCTCCTATATATTGGAATGATGATGAAGTAATTACTTGCCCATTCTCAACTGTTGTGAATATAGTTGGTGATTGAGTTAAAGTAATAAATGCTGGTGTTTGTGTAATTGACAGAGCCATATTCTATTTCTCGTTTATATTATAACCAACAAAGAAAAAGTTATACCATACACTACTTAACTGTAAATCCAGCATTGAGGAACTTATCAGTTAAACTCTCAAAGGTGATTTCTAATTCACTTTCTACAACTTGATTCATATAATCATCTATTGCATCTTTAACTTCTTTAGAACCCGCTGCTATCTCTCCATACGGTCTACCTTTCATCTTCCAAGTTCCATTGTGAACGAACTTACCATAAGGTGCACCATTGGGTGATATGTTAAATGTAAAAGTAAATGATTTTCTATCTCTACCCAACTTGGTCATACCTTGTATGTTATTGGATGAGTTAATAGAATTGAATAATCTTCCTGTCTTGTATGCTCGTGAAGAGCCTGTCTTGTATCCACTATAAGATACACCAGGATTTATTGCCTTGAGAACTGAACTCTTATATGCTTTAGCAACATCATTTAGAGTATTCATAGGTTATTCTATTGTAGTAGTTGATGTAGTTGTAGTAGTAGGTTCAACTGTTGTAGTAGTTGTAGTAGTAGTGGTAGCAATACCATTTCCTAAATCAAACAAACATCTGTTCTTATCATTATGAACTGTGATTGTAAAGTTTCCACCCCAACCTGCAAGACCATTGTTAAATCTATCAGCAAAGGGTTCACACGATACATCTCCATCTATCTCTATACCTTCTACCGAATATTGAGTAAAACTCGTTAAATCGTTTAATATAGATAATGTGTTCGCGTGAATATCCACCACATCATCAACACCATAAAAAGGAATAGTTTGGTCATTTGTTTCTCCATCTGACTCATTCTCTAATGTTTTAACTTTATCTGCAACAATTAACTGAATACCATATTCGGTTGTTTTCTCACCAAAGGTTGCATCAGTAATCATTACATTCCCAACTGGATACATTGGAAACTGTTTATCATCTATACTAAACACATCTCCTTGTGATACATGTTGTATTGAAGGGTGGTTTGTCATAATGTTCTTGAAGTAATCTAAAACATTATAATATAATGATAAGTTTTCGCCTGAATTAAATACTAATGCCATAATCTTAAAGTTCTATACCTGAAAAATACTGATTTGATTGATCTGGGTAAATCTGTGTTGAGTTTCCTACTGATTCTAAATACTCTGGTATTTGATTTGAGTATGCAACCAAGAAATCTTGTAAACGAGTTCCATAATACGATGCATTATCCAATGCTTTGTTTAACAAATAATCAGTTTCATTCTTACTTGGTGATATGCCTGTTTCACTTTGTTGTTTGATACTACCATTGGATTTGAACTGAACTGAACTAAATGGTATATACTCTACACAAGAATACCAGATTAAAGTTGATTTCACATAATCATCTACCAATTGTTTATAGATGCCAGTAAATGGGGTTTGTGCTTCTACATCATCTTGTAGTTTGTTATACAATACTGTCCCTAATAAGTTCAGTATATACTTTTCTTGTGCAGTCCTAACAAATGGTAAGAGTGCATCTGCATCAATTGCTCCACCTAATGGAGTGTTCTTGATAATATCGTTTCGTGTTATTAGTAATCCAAATGCCATATCTCTAATCTTTAACTATTTCTGTTTCGTAATACTTACTGAACCCATAATCACTCGGTCTCATTGGTTCTTTTTCCATCTCGGTAGTTTCACTATTCTCCATACTCTCATTTACCTCATCCTCAACTTCCTCAATAGTTGAATCAGTTTCTTCTGCTGTAGTAGAAAGAATTACTAATGGAGTTAATTGGTCAAAGTATAAATCTTTCTTACCAATACCACCTTCTACAAATGCTCTACTAATAGCATCCAAGATAATGTTTTGGAATGGGAATATTGTCATTGTTTGCATGATACTAAATGCAGTTTTCATTTCCTCACTCTGTGAACTAAACCCATTTGCTGCAGTTCTAATTCCAAACAATAAAGGAGATACAACTCTGTGTGCAACAAGTATCCTATCTTGCACATACTCAGCCACATACTGATACTTCTCGTGAAGGTTCTCTACTGGTATTATATCTATGGTTGGTTTGTTGATTGCATCATCATTAAAACTCACCATAAACCTTCCAGCGTTGGATGTTCCTGTGAACTTTGCCTCTAATAAACTTTCAATTGTTTGTCTTTCTTCCGGTGCAGGAACTCCATTGTTAAAGTTCACCATTGCAGTTGGTAAAAATCCATTCTCAATGTTATTAACATGAAGATTACTTAATTCTGCTTCACTGATTGCGTGTTGTAAAGAACTAATCCAATCAGGTAAAGAATAATAATATCTATTAGGTTCATATTCTTTAATGTATAAAATCTCTCTCTCCTCATCCGAGGTTCCAAATGCTGGTATTTCTAATTTATCTTTATGTTTTCTTGTATCATTCCAATCTGGACAATAAAAATATGATTCAATCTTGTTGATTCCATATAATTTCTTTGCACGAAGGGTTTGGACTGGTGTATGATAAAACTTCTTAATCTTGGTATGATCTTTATTCCAAACAACTTGGAATGCAGCATTACCATATAGTTTCAAGTCAAACGATACTCTTCTTAATTCTTCTGCTGGTATTAACCTCATCAACTCCTCTTGGAATAACACATCATCAGTAGTTATACCTTTTCCATATATCAAATCTGCAACACCATCTATACATGCTGCATTGGTTGTTGATGAATTGTATGCTTCAGTTAAAATCTCAAAGAAGTCATCTTGTTCAAATATACCAACTGGTACCCAATTGTATCTTGTTTTCGTATCTTCTTGCACATATGGGACATCTTGTCTCATAAAGTTTATTACATTGAAGCCTTGTTTTTTCTTTTCTTCCATATCTTTAATCTAAAACTATATACTCGTTGTTTGATACATTGGAGATATACCCATCATTCTGTGTATCGTAATCACTCTTAACTATTTCTTGTTGTTTATATACTTGCAATGAACCATCCCATATCTTACTACCACTATCCATAATGTGTAATAAGAACTCATCACCCACATCTACCACACCTTCCAAAGATTGAGAAAAAACTAATATGTTCTCATATGGTGTAAAGGTATAAGACCCACTTAAATCATACGAACTCGTAGTGTTGGTATATAAGTTGTCTAAATGTAATGAAAGTTCTCCAGAACTCGTGTTTTCGGTTCTAATGGTGAATTGGTTGCTTCCTGATATGTAATAACTTAACATTATCTCCTAATTATCTTGGTTTATCTATAATATAACAATCATACTACAATAAGTTTATAAACTAAAAACCCCCTACCAAGTGGTAGAGGGTTCTTAAAACAATATAGTAAAAATGAACGAAGGGTTCCTTAGTTATATACAATTGTTGGTTGTCCAGTCAATCCTGCAAATGGAGATTCAGTAGTAGAACCCGATAAGAACGCAGCCGGTAATTTTTCTTCACCAGTCATCGTAATTGAGTATCCATATAAATCACCTAAGGCAGCACCTGTGGAAATAGT